TGAATCAAAATAGATTACGTCAATATCCATTTTTTGAGCATTGGCTGCAACCTGTGCTGCCATATAACTCTTTCCGGTTGATTCAAGCCCAGCAATTTCTACGATCTTGCCCATAGGTATACCGGATCGCTTTCCTCGACATATAATAGAGTCAAGCCAACGAGAACCGGTTGGAATCCAGTCTTTCACTTGCGTTGGGTTCTCTTCTGTTAAATTATGGGCTACATTGATACCCGCCTTTTTGTTAATTAAAGCACGCATATCCGTTAAACTTAGTTTGCCTGCTTTGGTGCTTTTAGATCTCGCCATTCTCATTTAATCTCCATTGAGTAAAAGGGTTGAGGCACCTGATAACCCTGTGCCTCCCTGTGGGTATAGAGCCTACTTCCTTTGAACGAAGTTATACAGCTTCTCGGCAGTTGTGATCACGTCATCCGTTGTATACGGTGAGACGGGAGTACGCTGTCCATCTGGCTTAAGGCATTCGTTGTCAAATTGACGACTAACCTTGCTCTCTACGATGCCAATTGCCATACCAAGTAGGTCGGCACGGATGGCATATCCGCTTCTTGAATCACTCATTTTTTTCTCCTGTGTGTGAGTGGGGTTGAGGCACCTGATAACCCTGTGCCTCCCTGTGGACGTGGGATTACGCTCCCATGAGTTCGTTGAAAGCAGCATCAACAGAAGAAACTGTGTCAGTTGAAGGAGGGGTGGTTGTAGAATCAGCCTCCTCGCTGGTGCTTTCGTCGCCAAGAAGGAAGGCGTCCAATAGGGTACCTACGTCTTCTGGCGTCTTACGCTCAAAGAGCGTGTCGAAGTCGGGAATGCTTTCAAGCAGTTCCGCGCAACGTTCGTCGCCGCCGACTGCATCATCACATAACACAGAAGACCGACGACGCGGGGTAAGCTTCGTTTGAGGGAAGCTAGCGCCCTGCGGTTTACCATAATGAAGGACGAGATCTGTTCCCGTTTCAGTATCGGTAATATCTCCATATTCAGGATTGAGAACAAGATTGAGCAATTGCTCATATACCATCTTGCCATATCCCCAAATACGGACACCCCTTTCTTCTTCACCCCGCACAAGAACGGGCGAGAAGAACCGCTGACGAGCCATAAGAGACTTCGCCATCTTGATACTTTCTTCGGTGCCTTCGTTAAAAAGCTTCCGAACAAAATCATCCAGCGGATCACCTTCACCGAAGTTCTTCTTCGGGCTTAGGAAACCAGGATTATTGCCCACATTATAGTGGAACCAGAAATCCTTAAAGGGATCTCCATCAGCAGTGGGAACAATACGAATACATTGTTCGCCGTCTTGTGGACGCCAGAATGTATCACGATTGCCTCCTCTACTATCTAATGCAGCCTTGCGCTGCTTCATTTTATCAATATTAATTGCCATTTTTTATTTCTCCTTATTTGTGGCTTTTGCCTTGAGTTAAGACGACAAATGTTTCGTCTTACTAAGATATAATATAACATAATCTCATAGTGTTGTCAAGAGATTAATCAAAATTAATCAAAAAAACTGTGATCGACCGGAATAGTAAGAATAAAGCCGCCTGCTTGTTCACACTGGCAAGTGCCCTCATATTCAAATCCTGAAAAGTCCGCACCCAAGACGGAACATGCCACCTCACAATGACCAACTATTCTTCCAAATTCAAAACCTTCGTTGTATGTAATGGTGGCGAGAACCGTCCCAACTGCTGCGAAAAGAAGCATGATAGCGGCTCGTTTCCAATAGTTTTTTATAAAATTGATTATTTTCTTTAACATATTATCTTTTTAATTATTCGTCTGATTTGTGTTGGCTACGACATAGCCATAATTCTGTTCATACGACGTAGAGTGAACTTGAAATGCTGCCCTGATATCTTTATCGCTATTTTTATTGATATTCTCGGTTAGTCGCCGTAGTAGCTTACCATCAGTCTCTAACGTATTTGAGTTGATAGCATAATAATAACTCTTTTCGGAGATATTGTCAAGGGAAAAAAATAATTTTTCTTCTCCGCTGTCTATATCGACAACACCAATCGTGCTCACCGTTGCTGTTTCTTTAGGTTCAAAAGCTGTCTTGTGAACTGGTGTGTGGTGATTATATACATTCACCATGTGAATTGCCGATACCATTAAATCGTTTAATTTATCGTAATAACCAATAATGGGAACATCCCCCAAGATTGCTTCAAGTTTTGTATTGTCAACCAAATAAATGCGGTTAAGGACATGAGATCGAGCATATTCTTGTAAAACGTTTCGCACCAATCTTTCTTGAAAAGTATTTGTTTCACCCAAAAACTCAACATCAGGCTTGATATAGAGAATATTCAAATTTTTATGAGATAATTGTTGTAAAATTCCCAGCGAGGCAGCAGACGTATATCCAGCACCAGAAACCACAAATAAAATATCGTCCGTTGCATCTTTAAAAAATGCCTTTAGAGAGGGAATGTTTTTTTCATATTTTTCAGGATGATCGTAGCGTTTAAGGAGGTATACTCTTTCCTCACTGTTGTCTATGCTTTCACTATCAATCTTAAACACTTTATATTGAGGATGCTGGGAAAACTTTTCTGCTATGGCACACCCAGCCTTTCCAAGACCGATTATTGTATCCATTCTATCCCCTGCATCGCGCCATATGATTTTCCAGCACTTACATTAACCTTAAACTTACCAAAAGGAGTTTGAGAAAAAATATTAATTAACTCTCCAATAATCTCGCGGTCACAATCATCATAGTCTATGATAATACTATCATGAAGTGTGAAGGAAATAAAGGATTTTTTGCCCTTTAGTTTGTTTGCAATGTTGAATGCCCTGGATAGCACCAGATCACTTGTGGTGCTCTGTATTAAATAGTTTAGTGCGTGATGTTTGTCCGCTTCAATTGTCCTATCAAAGTAAGTGGTCACTTGCTGTCCATTAAAGTATTTTTTTATAACTTCATCTCGGTTATAATATCGATTCGACAAATAGTCCTTGGATTTTGGATTATATAGCCAAGCAAAAATACGCTTTTTTGCTTCCTCACGGGTACCAATGCCGCGATAGATATTATCAATATTCCACTGGTGGATGTCATCTTGTGGCTGTTCTTTCCCGCTTAATCCGAGAAGAACGCGAAGTTCGGCAGCATTATAATCAAGCTCGACAAAGTAATCATTGGTAGGTTTCAAAATAGATCTGTAATCAGCGTCTAAAGTTAGTATTGGAAAGCCTCCTTTATAAGTTGTCATTCTGCCGGTCTTTGTGCCGTAAATATTGTATGAAATATATGGTTTAATGTGCTTGCTTTTTTTTAAAAAATTTCTGGTCTTGAAGTGGTGGCTTTCTCTGGCGATTTCCGCATAGTCGATGTTTAGCTTTTGCTGCCTGATGTTATATGTAAATTCTGCCAGCTTTCTCAGGAAGTCATAGTTCTCTGGAGTGTCATATGTTTTTATAATATGCTCAGTAATTTTATTCTTCATCTCACAATGCTCAAGAAGAAATCGCTGCGGGACAAGATCGTAGAAACAGTGCCTCTCAAGAGAAATTTTTGCTGTCGAAAACGACTTGTAGAATGCTCTCATACGAGCGTTAATTGCCTCCCAACGATGTCTTAGAAAATCAGGACATACCTCATTCAATGATTTACCCCCGACGAACAGGGAGGCAATCAAAGTGCTATTTTGAGCGAAAACAGGGTTATAATTCCAAGTTGCACTTACAGCGCCGAAGTCAAATTCTTCGCAATTATAAAGTAATTTACCATCGTGGTAAATACCAACACAATGTTGTTTATCATCTAATGCTTGAGCAAGCAAGATTCACCTATTAATATCCGCTGGTACCACCGGAGTTTCCACCAGAACTGCCTCCACCGTTGGATGGCGAAGCTGAAGTTGGCGTAGCGGTGGTGCGGGAGGATGTTTTTTTAGTATCTTCATAATTCGCCAATGCCAAATCTCTTGAAGGGTAGCGATAAAAATTGAACTTATCTCCAATATAACCGATAGCAGTCTTAAAGTCAACACTTTTCTTTAAATCTTTTGCATTTTTTATTGTTTTATCTAACTGGTTCTCATTTAGCGGATTTCCTAATTCATAATTTAAAAACTCGGCATATAGTGGAAGCCAAAAATCTTGATTGTATTTTGTTGCCAAGTCATTGTCCGATAAAAAGCTTCTTTGAAATAATCCTGTTTTCGAAATACAGTTACGATAGGACTTGGGTTGAAGTGGCGGCTCGTTGCTAAGCGGGAACTCTCCTGTTACAAGGATATATTTATGTGCGAATCGAGTGCCGCGCATACTGGTTTCCGATAGAACGGGGAAGCCCGCGACATAATTATTATAAAATTGCATTAGATATACACTGATAATGTCATAATCGTAGTCCGTTGCCTTATAATACAACGATTCGAATAGTGTGTCAACATCAAGATTATAACTTGCCATATAATTCTGCATTTTTGGGGAGCCTAGATCAGCTATAATTCTGCCAGGATATTCTTTGTCTGCCATAAAACCAAATTTGTTAAGAGCATGCATATAA